GCTGCTGAAGTGGATGTTGTTCAGGCTATCATTGATGCCGAAAATGAAGGTAAGAAGCGTAAATCTGTACTTGAGGCAGGCGCAAAGAAAATTGAAACCCTTAATGCTTCGAAATAATGAGTCTACGTGGAACTACATTAACCGAAGGTAAAATAGGAAACAACGTTTCCGGTGAAAGTCGTGAATTCGGCTTAATCGGAGGCGGTGTTGCTGTTGTCGGTAAGGCACAATTGGATGTGGCTTATAAGTTGCTTCGACCCTCTGATGCGGTTGCATTAGGCATTGATGCTGCTTATGATACCACAAACGATGTACAGATTTATCGTCACATTTCCGAATTTTACCGTATGGCGGGTGAAGGGAAAACCCTTCGAATCATGTTGGTTGCAAAAACTAACACACCCGTTACGATGACTGATAAAGCTAAAGTATTGGTTTTGGAGTCTGGCGCAATATCCGATATCGCATTTGCCTTTAATCCTGCAACTGCTTATGTTGAAACATTGGTTGATGGTTTGAACGCTGATGTGAAACTTGGTATCCCGGCATTGCAAATATTTGCTGATTGGTGTGATACACATGATATGCCATTGCATACGATTTTAGAAGGTCGTGGAATCGGTGACACACTTACGGCTTTGGCTGATTTGCGTGCATTGATAGTAGGTGAAGCTGCTTTTTCGGCTCATAAAGTAACACTGGTGTGCGGTCAGGACTGGACATATGCTGATGGACTTTCCACATTGGGAAAGAAGTTCGCTGACGTAGGAACCTACTTAGGATGCATCGCTTCCCAGGCATGGAACCGAAACCCCGGTGAAGTGGAAACACAAAACCTGACAAATGCGAACCTGAGTTCATTTCTTACCGGTGGTTTATCCAATCATAAGAAGTACTCAGAAGTGTATGACAGCCTTGAAACCATTAATACGAAAGGATATGTGTTTCCTATCAAATATACCGGTCGTAGCGGTTATTGGTGGAATGATGGGCACGTGTGCGCTCCGATTGTCATGGATGCTTCAGGTAACATGAACCAACATATGATCTATTACAGTCATACGATGGACATGGCTAAACGTGCGTTGCGCATTGTCTATTTGCCTGAAGTAAAAAAGCCTGTCGAACTGGAAGCCGGTAAATTGCCAGGTGGTATTGTGGGTTACTACAATGCAATTGGTAACGATGCCTTCAGATACATGGCCGGTAAAGGCTTTATTTCAGATGGTGATACATCCACTGATGCAAACAGCGATCTGTTGATTGAAAAGGTGCTTAACATTCAGTTTGGTGTTGTGCCGACCGGATGCGTCAATGAGATAAAAGGAACTATAAACCTCAAAAGCAAATAAGAAATGAGAATCAGAAGAATGGGTGAGGTTTACTCATCAGGTGATGTAATCGTTACTATTGCCGGGATGCACGATGTGAATCCTTCAGGGATTGAATATGGTTATGAATATGCTCATGAGTATGCAAAAGGTATTGGACGTACTCCACGCGGTTGGAGAATGGGTGCAAAGGAAATGACCTCTAAAATTACACTGCCACTCGATGTGTCGGCTGAATTTGAAAAGATCGCTCCTAATGGTGATGTCGCCAGAATTCGACCATTTCCAATCAATGTGATTTATACCAATGCGGAAAATGAAATCATTCATGACCTGGTTATTGCCAAATTCAAAGGCAATAAGCGATCCGTGACCAATGATGGTGAATTGGAAAATGAATTCGATCTATTTACTCTCGATGTTCAGTTGAATATCGGATTGTAACCTTTAATAAAACCTTTTCCAAAGTCTCGAACTTTGGAAAAGGTAATTTTTAAACTCTCTTTAAACTCTCTTTAAAAAGCAAACACAATGACTGAAAAATTAAAAACAGAAGTAAAGGAATTACCGGAAGGCATCACACAGGCCATGATTGATGAAGCAAAATTGAAACATGGTGCTGACAAAGTGAAATTTATTGACTTGCCCGTCGACGAAGAATCGACATCGTACAAAACGATTTTAGCCTGCGTTCCTACACGCACCGTAGTTGGCCAGTATCGACGTTACGCTGATACCGACCCAAAAAAGGCTGATGAGATATTGGTAAAAGCTTGTATCCTGAGCCACAAAGATGAAGTGTTGGCCGATGACGGTTTGTTCTACGGAGCATTGACCGGAATTGCGGAACTTATCCCGGTAAGGAAGGCTATCGTAAAAAACTGCTAACGCAGTCATCGAACATTAAGCCTTTGAAAGAGGCTGATGGCTGCGTATTGGAAGAAATATTAGAAATGTATGATGCCATGATACGATTCTTTTTTAAAGAAAACCCCGACCACTTAGATGATGAAGATTACGTAAGGCGGGTAAAAGAATTGAGGTGGCTGAGCGAAGAAGGATTCACTAAAGGTATAAAGTTATGACATTTGATTTTACAGGCCGTTTTCAGTCGGCATTCGGATTTACTACAGGAAATGTAACCACCCGTTTGGATGCAAGCGGTTTTGGTGAAGTTGTGAAAGATGAATCTGGTTTCGATATGGCTATTTATTCCCTGGATAAATCGACGTCGTTTGATGAAGTGCTTTTATACCGTGATAAAGTAGAATATTTATTCGCTTATCGTTCGATCAGTGATGATTACAAAGATGTATTTGCTACCCCGCCCATGTTGAGCCTTAAAAGGGCTAAGAAGTTGGTAATAACTCCAATTGATGACAGCGATGTTGAAGTTGTAGAACGTTACGGAACGGAACCCTGGGAGATAACATGGCGGGGTTTGCTTATCGATATGGAAAACCATGAATTTCCCCTGGATAAAATGGGAACTATGAGCGAAATATTCGACGTTAATGGTGCCTGGAACGTAGCCAGTGAGATACTTCAGAAAGTAGGCATTGAAGCTATTTACATTAAGGATATCAGTTTTGACTTTGTGGAAGGTTTTGAAGATACCATATCATACAGTCTTACAACACGTCAGATAAAACCGTTGGAATATCAACTTGTCAATTAATATGAAACGAACCCTTTTAATATTGGCCATTATGCTAATGTATTTGAATATGACCTCTCAGGTCACTTTGGGAAATGTATTTTTAAAACACATTTCAGGGTTTGAAATCAATGAGAATATCCTTGAGATGTCGAATGTTGCTAAAATAACCGTTCCACGTAATTATGCAAAGTTGGGTGACAAATCTATCCTGGAACAATTCAAAGTTGGTGATAGGATGAAAATAGAATGCGGTTACTATACCGACAAATCAAATACCGTTACTTTTCAACCTGAATTCACCGGTTACATACGTGAAATAGAAAGCGACTTTCCATTGATCATCCATTGTGAAGATGAATCGTATGTGTTGAGACAAACCAGTTATATCAAGTCGTACACATCAGTTACACTCAAACAATTGCTTACTGACATTATTCCAAAAAGTGTAACCTGGGAATGCCCGGATGTATATATCGGAAAATACCATATTGATAAGGCAAGTGCTTTTGCAGTTCTGATTGATTTGGTAAAAGAAAAAGGACTTTACAGCCGGATGAATAACGGTCACCTGAAGGTTGGGCTAGCTTATGACTTTGTTGGGAAATCAAAAGTTCATGAATATCAAATCAGGTTAAACGTAAAGCAAAACGAACTGAAGTATAAACGCAAAGAAGATTTTAAAATCAGGTTTAAGGCTGTTGCAACCAATCCAAACGGAAAAAAAACAACCGTTACTCTTGGAAGCAATGAAACAAATGCTTCAGAACGAACCTTAAACTTTGCCGGACCGATGACCAAGGAACAATTGACCGAAGCTGCACGCGGTGTAATGGCTAAATTGGTGTATGATGGTTATACCGGCACAATAACAGGATTTGGAACTCCACGTACTCATGCCGTTGATGCACTAAAGCTGATTGATAAACTGGAGCCGGAACGTGCCGGAACATATTTGATAGAAAAGGTTGACATAACTTATAATGAGAGTGACGGTTTTCAACGGAAAAATTACCTGAGCTATAAGGTTTAGTCCGGATTGAGTCAATAGGCGCAACGTGCCCCTCTAAGGCAATAAGTATTTACAGTTGGGTGAACGTAGGTGATAGCATGGTAAAATGGATTGTGAAAGATTTTAAAGCGGTTTTAAAGTAGTTATAAAACATGGGAGCATTAGAGCAGGCAATAGAGGAAGCCATGAAAGCATCCGCGAAAAAGTTTCTGGTAAAACAGATACTAACCGGGATTGCCAAAGAAGTCGGAAATACGACATGCACTGTTGAGCGCGAAGATGCTCCTACGCTTTATGAAGTTCGATTAAATGCAATTGACGATGACCTGCAAAGTAACGTGACTATTTATCCGGCTGAAGGGAGTTCTGTCATAGTGGCTATCATTGAAGGATTGAAAACAGAAGCGGTTTTGATCAAATGTTCCGAGGTTTACCAGGTGAAGATTAAAATTGGCGAACAAACGCTGATCATGGATAAGGATGGAGTTATTTTTAATGGAGGTGAGAAAGGACTTGCTAAAGTTGATACACTGACTGAAAAGATAAATGCCATAGAGAATGATATAAATAAACTTAAAACTGCTTTCAGAACATGGGTGACAGTTCCAAGCGATGGCGGTGCCGCATTGAAATTAATAACAGCTTCCTGGTTTGCTTCAGTATTACCAATTACAACTCAAGTACAATTAGAAGATACTAAAATCAAACACTGATGAAAGGGATAATACTTAATGAAAACTTTGAACTGGAAGTTATACCGGTACGTGATACCAATGGTTTAATTACTTCAGGTATTCAAGTTGGAAATATAGACTATCAACGTGTGAAAATAATTGTAATTGCTCAAAAAGGTGAATTTAAAGAGTTTCCAACATTAGGATTCGGTATTGATAATTACCTGAAGGCAAATGTACAGGATATTAAACAACGCTTTATTGCTGAAATGACAAAAGAACTGAAATCAGATGGCATGAATGCAAAGGTGACAGTGGGAAATAAGTTAAGTGATTTTTCAGTTGAAATATAATTTTATAAAATAAAACGAATTATGAAATCATTAAGAACAATGCTATTAGTCAGGCAATTTGAAGGTTGCAAACTAAAACCTTATTTGTGTCCTGCCGGTATTCCTACCATTGGTTGGGGAAGTACCCGTTACACAAATGGTGTCCGGGTATCCATGAAAGATCCTTCCATTACTCAAGCAAAGGCTGATGAAATGCTTTTGTGGGATTTAAAAGCTTTTGAATCCGATGTAACGATGCTAACTAAGTCTGTAACTCTCACACAAAACCAGTTTGATGCACTTGTAGACTTTGCATACAACTGTGGTTCTGATATAGACATAGATACTATTCCTGAAGGATTGGGTGACAGTATGCTATTGAAAAAAGTATTGGTAAATCCAAATGACCCGACAATTGCGAATCAGTTTAACAACTGGGTACATGGAGGGGGAAAGGTATTGCCAGGCCTTGTAAAGAGACGTAAAGCTGAAGTTGAATTGTATTTTACAAAATAGAGTCATGAATAATTACTTAACTAAGTTCCTGACAGCATACGACTGGAATTCATTCGAAGAATTTATGTTATCGCTATTCCCAAGTTTCAAATATCAGTTGCAGGGAATGATGCTTAGTATTTCATTCCTATCAGGCATCGTAAATTATTGCCTTGGCATTCAACCTGCGTTGGCATTTGCCATGTTTATAGCTGTTATTGTTGAAGTGCGTACTGGAATAAAAGCATCCCGTAAACTTGGAAAGAAATTTGAATCATTCAGGTTCTCACGCTGTGTGATTAAAATTGCAATATGGTTAGTTATACTCTATATTATTCATGCATTCGAAAAGGAGTATGAAAGCCGTACAAACCTGATACAAATAGCTGCATTTGCTTTCTTTAATTTTATCTATGTAGTTGTTCTGACAGGATTTTTGATTGAATACCTTACTTCTATACTAGAAAATGTTGCAGTGCTACAAAACAAGCCTAAAACACAAATAATTGAAGCCATTCAGGGTGGATGGACTAATTTAATTGATAAAATAAAACCAACCAAAAATGAAAACTAACCTACTTTTTATCATGCTTATCGCGCTGATCACATTCAGTTGTCGAACAATGAAGCAAACTTCAACTATTAAAGATGAAGTAAAAACAGTTGCTAATTTGGATATAAAACAATCTATTGATGCTAAATCGACAGTTGATAGTTCCAGTATTACTTTAGATAAAAGCGTCACGAATTCACTAGTCAGTGAAATTATAACCATTACCAATCTTTCAAAGCCTGATTCTATTGGTAAGCAATATCCGGTTCAGACTACTGTGATAAATAGGACAACGGATAATAAGAAAGTAGGCGACTTAAAAACAGAAAGTAAGATTAATTCAACTAACGAGAAAAAGTCAACAATTAATGACAAATCAAACTCTAAATCAGATTCTATTTCAACTAATATCAATACTGAAGAATCAAAAACAAAAACACCGGCATGGATATATTTTTTTACGTTTTTTGCCATCATTATAGCAGGAGTATTCATTTATACACGATTTAAATAACATTTAAATAATGAAAGTTCTATCAGGTCAATCCATTCTCGACATTGCAATTCAATCGTGCGGCGGTGCTGAGGCTGCGTTTGAATTGTCAATAATGAATGGGTTGAACCTGACAGACAATTTAGTTACTGGACAAGAACTGATGTTGCCTGATGTTGTGAATCCTGATATCACACTTTATTTCAAGAATAAGAACATTCAGCCGGCTACATTACTTTCAGTTCAGGCTCAGGTTATCGGTTCAGTTGTTGATACGGTTATCCGGGATATTTCAACAATCCAAAGTAATCTCATAACTATTGTAGAGGGTCAAACATTATTCGATATCGCTATTCAAGTATCAGGTTCTGCAGAAGCTGCGTTTGAAATGGCATTAATCAACTCGATCGGAATTACTGATGAACTTACTCCTGGAATGGTTCTTTCACCTGCAGGGATTTTTAATAAGCAAATTGCTTCCTATTACCATGACAAACAAATTAAGCCGGCTACCTCCATTGTAACGGTAAATGCTTCTGAAAGTGGAATCTTTGATTATACATTTGACTTTACATTTAATTAATTATGGCACGACAAATAGCTGACATTAAAACTGAAATTGGGAATGCTTACATAGGACAGACATCAGTTCAAACACTTTATGGACTTACACCCGAAGCTGTTGCTTTAGGATTTAATGCTTGGTTCTCAAAGGTTAGTTTTGAAAGTTTGTTATTTTATGCATTTGCATTCGCAGTTTGGAGTTTTGAAATGATATTAGACCAGTTTAAAAACGAAATACAAGCTCGTGTAGATGCTTCATACATCGCTAATTCGCCATGGTGGCATGGTCAGGCAATGGCATTTCAAAAAGGTATTGGACTTGTTATGAACCCTGTCACATTTGTTTTTGGATATTCAACTATTGATGTTACTAAACAAATTATCAAGAGGGTAGCAGTTCGGCAAAACGTGGATGGTGTATGTAATGTTCAGTTGTTTGTAGCTACTGAAACTAATGGAACAATAGCAGCTCTTACGGATGATGATAAAACATTGTTTGAAGCATATGCAAAAACAATAAGACCTGCAGGCGTGCTTATTCAAGTAATAACCGGTACTGGTGATATAGTTGACTTTGGAATAACAGTGGATTATAATCCGCTTATCCTGGACTCAACAGGCAAGTTAATCATTGCCGCTAATTATCCGGTCATTGATGCTATTACAGCATTTATTTCAAATTTGAATGATACTGACTTTGGTGGAAAATTGAACATAACAAAATTAATGGATGCTGTCCAACTCGTTGATGGCGTAGTTGATGTTTCGGTAACAAATTTTAAAATAAATGGCATTGAAAAGCAGACCTGGGGAACTTTCGAAAGTTCAAACGGATGGTTTCAACTGGGAGTAATCACGCCAACATATCAACCTCATACGTTATGAATATAGATTTTAATAAACTGATAAATCTATTAATGCCTACTTTTCTACGTACGGAAAGTCTGGCTGCAATCTATAAGGCTGTATCCACACCGCTTGTTACAGAATATGGAGTATTTAAAGCCTGGCAAATAGATATGAGGTTACAGGTTGCTATGACGTGCCAGGTGATGTACATAGAAGCGATATTGAATTATAGGTTATTTGGAAACTTCCTGCGAACGATTTATATAACCGATGGTGATGGTATAATTGTTGATTTTATTGTAAACATACCTGCAGGAATAACAGTCAATGGTCAAATGCTTGTTTCGTTGATTGAAAAATATAAGCTGAAGGGAAAACGGTATTCAATTGGCCAATCTACCGTGACCTATGAAATATCCTGGACTGATCAGGTATGCGAACTGGTTGAAATGATATATGAAGCTTCATGGACTGATCCAGTTTGTGAATTGGTTGAAGAGGTATTACCGGATATCTATCATATGATAGTATATGCCAATGCAGTTGGTCCGGATGGTGGACAGAGCGGTGAAACAAATTCATTTAAAACAGTAGTTACAATAGTTTCAAGTCCAGTTGCAGGTATTTTATCGAATGAAAATATAATTGTTACCGGATATATTTATGATATTGAAAACACGCAAAATAGGCATAATTTCGAACTAATCATTGATTCTGGGATGTTTAACTCTGAATCAGCATTTGTACTTGAAACATCACCTGCATCGGATGCAAGTTGCGTGATAACAAGTATTTCACCATCTTCTGTTATCGGATACGACTTTAACACATACAACGTAATACAGTAAATTATGAGCTACATAAATAACGGATATAAGCGATTCAAAACGCTTACTGTAAAAGTAAAAATAAACGGAGTAGTACAATCAACCAACGTATTGCCATTTATGTCTGCATTTACGCATGGTACTACTTACCCACTTATCACAGCTGATGATAATTCTCGTGCAACTGCTTACGCTGCGTATGTTCAGGAAAACTATCAGAGTCAGTATCCTGGACTCACAGTGTCAGCTATTGGTTCTCGTATTTATGATGTAACTGCATGTCCACTACCTTAATTATTAACCATGAGTTTAATTGATACTGTACGCCAATTATGGCTAGTGATACGGAATGAAAAGGATAAGAATGCTAATACTGCTGAACGGGTTGGGGATGCTGGTGCTGCAATACTTGATGTGTTGGAAGATTTTAGCAATACCATAGAAACAACGTATGCTAAACAAAGTACCGAAACGGTATTTGATTGGTCAACACAAGCCCCAGGGATTGCCGATGTCCACTTAGCTGCTATAAGTTATTACGCAAAAGGGTCGAATGTGGCATCAGTTGCCGACAAAGATACACTTGGACAAGTTATTCATGAAACCTATGCTACAAAGGGTGAATTAAATGATATTGAACTTACACCAGGACCTAAAGGTAATGATGCACCGCTTGTTATAATTCTGTACGGCGAGCTTCCTGTAGCTATTGGACCAATGTGGCATTCAGATGTACGTGA